TTCCACCTGCCCATACATTACCTCTTTCTTGTACCACATAGAATACACCTTCAGACCCCTTGTTTCCAACTTGGTCAGAAGTTGTTTGTGTAGCAACACCAGAACCTGCTTCAGCAGGAACTGCTTCAATCATTGAAGTTTCTAAATAGTCATCATAACGTAAACGAGTTTCGTGCTCAGACTTCAAGTACCATAAGTAACCTGAAGCTCCGTTTTCAGTAGTAACCTCAATCCATCCGATTTGAGCCATATCAGAACCTGATACTGCGTACTTATCTTTGATAATGATTGGAGAGTTCTCGAAAATGAAATCGTCAGATTCTAATGAACCTTGCATTCCATTTGTTCCTTTCTTAAATTCAGAACCATAGATGAAAATACTTGCATCAGCATTTCCTAATCCTGAACCACCTGTGTAACCTGTAGCATCATAAAACGCAACAGTGAATTGGTTGTTTGCAAGGTCAACTGCTATAACAATAGCCTTGAACTCCCCAGAACCATCGTTGTTTACAACAACAACTGTCTGACCAACTCTAATTGCAATCTGAACTGTTGCACCAGAACCTGGTTGAACAGTTGAGCCTGCAGGGTTAAGTACGTCATTCACTTGGAAAATTGCTTCTCCACCTGCTACTACTGCAGCAGTACCACAATCAACATACTTGGTGTGAAGTCTTCCTTGCTCTGCCCATTTGATAAGGTCTGAGTTAGAAGGCATTTCTGCTCCTACCATTCTAATGAATGAGGAGATTGTTCGGTTACCATATCTTTCGAATTCTTTTTCGTAAGTGTCTGGTAAATACTGATTCAAAAAGTTGAAGTCAGTAATATAATTCGATGCCAAAGGTGTTTGATGCGAACTTGGTTGCAAATCAAAACCTGGCGTAGCTTGGACTGATCCTGCCATAATTTTATTAGTTTTTTAAATTAATTATTTTCTTTTAATACTCTTAATTTTAAGTCCTCTTCCACTATCTGAGCTTAAAGACCTAAACTGTGTTCCTCCCTTACTTGTCACTTCAGGTGTTTTACGTTCCGACATATTAATATTCTTTGTCTTACGCATTACATCCTCAGTGGCATTAGCCTTACCTTGCTCATAAAAAAACTTAGCAAACTTTTCAGGATTCTGTGCAATTGCTACACTCCTATGAAAACCTTTTGAATCTTTTAAAAGACCACTGTCATCTAAATACTTGGTTGCCCAACTACCTGGATTTAATGCACTCTTTTTTAAATCTTCTAAACTACCTGGAGAATACGTTATGGTTTCTTCACCTATATTGAACTCAAAACCTTTGAACTCAGGCGTAAACACTTCTAACGTCTTAGAGTCATACAACTCTTTCTTTCTAGCAGTCTCTTCTTCATAAGACTTCGCATCTGCGATGTATTGCTTATAACCTTCCATTTCTTTGTCAGAAACATTTGAAGCTTGCGTTCCCCTTGACTCAAGTGGTTGCTTATACTTCTCTTGCATTCCTTTAAAGTAATCTTTTGCTTTAGCAATAGCTTTTTTCTTCTTTAACTTAATTTTCTTTATGTCACCCTCATCATCTAAATCTTCATCAAAAGAATAATCATCCATTAAGGTTTCAATATCCTCTTCATCAAGACCATCTTCAGTAGCACGTAAATAATCTTTAAGTAAAGAATCAGGATTAGATTCATCAAAGTTTTTTTGTAACTCCACAAAATCTTTAATACCTCTACCTGTATCTTTTTTATATTTAAAGTAAGCAGCGACATCTTCAGGTAATTCTTCCTGAGTTTCTCGCTGACTCATTAACTCATCAAATGAATTAATTTCTTTATTATATCTTTTTCCAATATATGAAAGAACGTCTTTCTCGTTTAATTCAGCTTTTGGCTCTTCAGCTTTTGGCTCTTCAGCTTTTGGCTCTTCAGCTTTTGGCTCTTGAGCTTTAGGTTGGTCATCATTATTTTTTTCTTCATGCTTATTTAAAAGCTCTTGTTCTACCTGTTGTACTGATTTTTCTTCACCTACTGTTACTTCTTTTACTTTGAATTCCATATGATTAAATTTAATTATTACAAATATAACAAAAAAATAATACCGTTTTTAGACATTATCTAGGGTCAAACTCTGCTAAGTCAAAGCCATCAAGACTATCCTCATTTGATTCAAAATTTACTGGTGGTAAATTATTTTTTCTTTGTTGTATTAGTTTTGATTGTTCAGTATTTGCCTGACTAATTCTTTTAGATTTAGCTCCCTCTCGTTGAATTTCTCTATTAGACAATGCCTCTGACTCCATGCCTCTTAACTGTAAATTGTAGTTAAACTCTTCCTGCATTAACTTACTTTTAAGCATAGCCTCATCATTTTGCTTTTCTATCTCAAAAGCAATCTCAGCCTGTTTTAACTGCATTTTCCCTTGCATCTCAGCCTGTTGAGCTTGCATTGTCATTTGCTGCTTCATTTCTTGAGACTTTAATGCTTGTTGAGCCTGCATTGCTTGAGCCTGCATTGCTTGTTGTTGCTGCTGCTCTTGTAGTGCCTTACGTTTTACTTTAAGTAATTGGTTAGCAAGTTTAATGTTTTTAATCTCTCTAATATCAATTGCATCCTCTAGATTAATATCTCCCTTAGATAAAGCCATTTGTATATTAGCTTCTAATTGTGCTTTTTGTTCTTCGTCTGGAGCTATTTCAATAAATATACCGAAGTCGTAGATGTATAAGTCTTTTATCTGATTAAGAATACTAACATTATACTTACCTATAGCATTAGCAAAATCATCTTTAAAGTCTGCATACTGTAATATATCAGCTACCCTGTAAGTTATAGCTTCAGATAAACTTCTGTATATGTACAAAGAACCTTCAAGTATATGCCTAGTCGCAACATTAGAATTTAATGCTGCCAACTTTTGTAAACCAACTAATGAATTAGGATCAGGAGTAGAAGCATCTCTAGCTTCATTTAATCCTGTAACCTGCCTAATCATCCCTAAGTAGTGATTATAATTAGCAATAAGCATCTGTGTTTTACTTGCACCAGAACTTGACTGTAGTTCTTTAATTGGAATTTTACCTTGGTTATAGTCTCCATCTTGAGTATAACTTCTACCAATTACAGAACCTGTTTGGAAATATAATCTTAATGCATCTTCAGGATTGTATGCGTTTCCTGTTCCAAGGTCTACTTCATTTAATCCATCAGCATCAATATACACACCATCAGGTACTACCCTTGAAATAACTTGTTGCAGTTTCAAGTGAGTTATTTGTATTAGGTCTGCAAATGGAATCATACGTCTAGTTAAAGACTCAATAACCCCTTTATACATTCTAGGAGCTACTGCAATATAGTTTGGTAATGCGTGTTGTTGAGCTGATTTTGGTCGTACCATATTCTCAGCAAGCTCCCACTTTAAAACAATATTAGTTCCCATAACCATAATACCTTCATACCACACATCAATGGTTTTTTCCATCTTTTCAAACCTTCCTTCCTCCATCATTTCGACTGGTGGATTGAATTGGTCATCTTTTTCTATAACCTTTGTTCCACCGTTTTCTAATATCTTTTTTTTATAAACTACTTTTTTAGTGGTCTTATAATTAAAATACATTAATGTAACAGTGTCTCTATAAAAAATATCATTCTCATAAAACTGAGCCACATTATAATAATCATACCAACTCTGAGAATACTTTGATATTTCCTCTAGGTCCTCATTTGTTAAAGACTGATCAATCTTCATTAACTCAGTAATTGGAAGTGTTTTAATTTCTCCCCAATAGAAACAATCTTTAAAGTGTGGGTCTTCTGTATAACTATAAACAATATTTGCAGGGTCTACATATTTAAGTTCAACACCTGCTCCTGGCAAAAACTCATGCTTTGTACAACCAATACCTAAAACAGTTAAATCATAGTCAACTCTTTTTCTAATATCGTTGTAATGGTTTTCTGCAAAAATAGTATTAATAGCCTCCTCTTCAGCAATCTCTATAGCAGGCTTATATTTAAGCTGCATATATAGGTTTAGCTCCTCATCAGTTTGAGGAAGGTCATCAGGATTCATTACGAAAGGATCAGCTCCTGTTTCTTTTTGAACAATCTGCAGTATATCTTTTGCTGCTGCTTGACCTTGTATCATATCTTGATACTTACTTCTTTGAGCCTGTGACATTGCATCTTCTGCATATGCCTTTACATCAAACAAACGATCATTCATTCCATTTACAACAACATCTACAAACTTAGGAATAATTGGGACTGGTGTCCAGTCTAAATTTAAATAACTCAAGTCCCCATCAACTGCTAGTTCATTTTTATATTTAGCAACCGACTGCTCACCTCTAGCATAAAGACGAAGTCTGTAAAAATCTCTCCACTGATTATAGTATCTACATTGGTTGCCATCTTTCTTAAACCACTCATATTGAATAGCCTGACCTATTTGTAAGCCGAACTCTTCTGAAGCTTTTTCGCTATCAGAAACAAACTGACTTGGAAACCCAACAGAAGAAACATTTATTTTTACGTCTTTCATTTATCTTATTATTTCACTACGACTTCCTTTATTGTTGTACCTAGCAAAGTTAACAATAATATTTGATTGTTTTTTCACAGGTTGATAAAGGTGTCTTTGACAAGCCATTATTGCTAAACCTGAACTAATAGAGGCATCAAACTTTGTTCTATTGCTTATATCAAACTTTGCCCAATCCTCTAGTGTTCTAGTAAAAGGCATATAACCCATTTCATCTGGACCTATTAATCCTACGTGAGATTCAATATGAGACTCAATAGCTGCTGCGTGAGCCTGCTTTACTGCTTCACTTGAGTTAGGTATACCCCCAAGTTCTTTTTCTGTCTTAGAGAGCTTGTGTTTAAGTTTGTCTGGTCGATTAATACTAAATCCTCTGTAGCCTCTATTTTTAAAATGATATAATAATCTAGGCTTATTATTTTCTACCAGTATAGGCATGCCATAAAACACACATGCCATCAATACTTCCTCAAAGAATATTTCTGCAGTTTGAGGTCTAGCCACATACTCTAAAAAAAACTGATTACTAGGAGCATCATCCATATTAAACTTTGTAATTCCATGCAAAGCACCATTTGAAGCTCCACCTCCAACTGTTCCAGATATGTCATAGCTATCACAACCAAAAGCACCAAGATGCTCGTTTGCAGGAAAAAAATCACCTCTATGGTTTTTCTTATACCTATTCTGCATATTTTTTTTTGGTATCCAACTTACTAAAAATCTCCCCCTAGTATTTGGAGTCCATATAACCTCAGTGTCTTTAATTCCATTCTTCCAAGAAAAAGACCCACGAGTTAAATGGTGTTCTTTTATAAGCGAGTCGTTGTAATCAATCTGCTGATATATTCGTGTGAGATTAAACAATGACTGCTTGCTTTCATCCCTAAACGCATGAGATTCAGTACGAGGAAATTGTCTGTAAAACTCATTTAAAGCATCAGGATCATTTTTTAAACTTTCAACTTCGTTGTTCCAGTAATCAACAACATCCTCCATAGGCATCCCATACTCATTAATGTATCCTTCAAAGTTCCACTCCATTGGTATAAACAACGAATACAATCCACTTTTTGTTTGACCGTTATTACTTCTGTTATTAGGATTAGAATCGTAGTAAAGTTTTTTAAACTCTTCACCACCCTTGTTTAGTGCATTTGATGTTGAACCCATCATACACTTTCCAATAATTCTTCTACCTAGTCTTAAACAAGTTTTGGTAACACCATAATTATTTAGTATATTGTTTGGCTTTAGCCATTTACCACTTTCATCATGTGCTAGTAAAAGCAACTTTTCCCCATCATAAGAGTTATCATCTGTATTCTTCCAGTCAATAGTGGTATCCAAGCCTTCCATTTCTTCATCATCAACATCATACATATTCTTTTTAGTAATCTTGGATGCAGGAATTCTAAACGCCAACTCTGTTTTAGGTTTATCCATACCATCTTGCACAGGTTTAAAAAAGAAGGGATAGTTTCTAACAATAGGAACAACCTTATCTGTAAACATTTTTTTTGCATCAGAACCTGACTTAGACAAAATACCTATACGAGAGTTTTTAGATATTGTCCCAACATTTGCACACTCTTCAGATGCCATATAAGAAAAACCTGAACGTCTGATTTTTAAATATATCATGCCAAAGCATCTAGGGTCTGCTTTACAAGCTTCCCAAAAAATGTAAAAAATTCTGTTAGCCTCCCTAAAATCTGGATACCCAACATCAATTTTTGTCCATTGAAGGTACATATAATGTGACCCAGTTATATATGTACTTTTGTTATTATTTACAAACCAATAGCCTTGCTCTCTTTTATCAAATTCATTTTCAATGTAGTCTACCCATTGAGCTTTAAAATTATTAGGGTG